AAAAGTATAGCCTGTCCGCCATTGTCAGCTGAACACTGCCGCCCGACTTTTTCGACTTAACGCAGGTGAAACGTCCCATTGGTATCTTTTCGTCTGCGAGTATGCCGCTAGTTTCGTAGTCTACGAGATACAGATATGTGTCATACTCTTTGCCGAGAAATTTCGTATCAACGTCATTGATGTTTATGTTCCAAGATTGTGAACACACTGCGCCTAGTTCTATATCGTCGGAAATAGATGTGCTTTGAGCTGTACTGCTTGCAGATACTATCTTGTCGCCTGTAAGTATGCTGTTTGTGTCTTCAAGCTCCATTCTCCACGTTCTGCAATAGCTCTCTATCTTTGATGATACAATGTCGCTTACTGTGTACATTTATGTCACCTCACCTGTACCGGAATAGGCATAAAGGTCAAGGGAAAGCACCTTGCAAAGCTGTCTTTTCTTATCCCAACCCCACTGCTCGTATGTTGTACCCTCTGCCCTAAAACGTGCCGTGACCATGTTGAACGTTTCATCAAGGTAGGTAACAGGAAAATCAGCGTCCTGCACATTCAGAACATACTCGTTTATAATTGCTACTTCCTGCGGTTTAAGATTTGCCCACTCTATGTGAAGCGTGGTCTGTAGCCCCTTTACGTCACCCACATATTTGCAGGTCGAGGAAAGCCCTGCGTTATCGGACATTATTTTTTTCTTATCTATTGTGAACGTTGTCGGCACAGCTATTTCAGTATCACCGAATTTCAGATATTCCATTGCATACCTCCTATACAAGCGGTGACTTGCCGTTAAGCTTTGTCAGCGAGTTTATATCTTCTACCACAGCCTTGCCAACAGCTCGCTTGTCTATCTCCACAGTTACATTGATAGGCTGTTTAGTGCTTTTGCCGTCAACAGAGGCATACTCTGCAAGGGCGTTGAGTATAGCCGACCGCATACCCATGTTTGACGTATCAGGCACAGTTTGTGTAGCTGTCTGCTCTCTCAGTGAAGATACATCTATCCTGCTGTCAACACTGCTGGCACTTTGTATTGCAGATCTGACCATGTTTTCAGAAGCCTGCACTGCAAGATACGTTTCATCAGCCACACCCAGTGCATAGCCCTCGCCCACATATCCGCCCAGCGTGCGGAAAACTCTTGAAGGCGAGTGTGAATCCTGTGCAAGTCTTGCGGCGGTTATGCCCCTTATGACCATTTCATTTACTGTGGCACTTACAAATGACATTCTGCTCTGTATGCCGTCTGCGTAGCCGTCTGCGGCGTACTGTCCTAGTACTTCATACGCCGTCCGCATACTGTAGTAGTTTTGTGACGGCAGGGCAACAAGGTCTGCAAGGAGCTTTGCGGAAGAGTCTTTCATCTTGCTCATACTTCTGTCAACGTAGTCATTCATTTCATCAAATATGCCCTTGCTCTTGGCAGAGTATTTCTTGAGTTCCTTATCTGACATATCAACAAACGCCTTTGCGTATCCTGCACCCTTTGGACCCATTTCTTCAAGATTATTGTAAAAGTCCTGTGAGATAATGCCGTCTGCGACCTTTTTCTTCAGCTTAGCAAGGTTGTTTTCCCAGTTGGTAAAGCCGTTTATGTTATCGTCAAGATTTGCGATAAGCTGTTCGGCGGTCACGTCTGACTTTCCGCAGAACTCGTCAAGAAGATCTATCTGTCCGAACACAAGATCGTGCTGGGTTTTGTATGCGTCTGCATACTTGCCGCAGATGTCATTTATCTGCGACAGCGTTTCTTCCGAGAGTTCTGCTATCGAGCCTGTTGTAAGAGCATAAGCGTCGGCAAATTCTTTCTGAGCGATGTTTGCTTCCTCTATGGACTGTCTTACAGAGGAAAGGTCATTGTTTGCTGTTGTAAGTGCACCGTGAGCGGTGTTGAGGGACAGTGCAAGTGCGTCAAAATCATCACCTGTCAAGCCGTCAGCCTTAGCCTGTTTGTACCTTTCCAAAGCCTCATCATACTCGCTCTGAGCCGCCGCTTGGTTTCTCAGAGCCTCCGCAAGCTTATCCTGCAAGTCCTTTGTATCCTGCATATCCGCATAAGCGTCAAGCATATCGCTTACTGCGGCTGTGTTGTTTTTCAAGCCGCCTGTCTGATCATCTATGGTCAGATTAAGGCCCTCTATATCGCCGTTGAGCTGATCTATAATGGATTGCATTTCGGCTTTTTCATCAGCACTTTTATTTTCAGTTTCATTCAGCTCTTTGAGCCTGTCATTGAGCACACGATAGGAGTCAGCCTGCTTTTTATTACTGTCTGTGCTGTCGGCAAGTTCTTCGTGAAGACTTTCAACGGCACTTTTGGTGGAAAGACATTTGTCCGAAAACTGTTTGACGCTCTCGGACAAATTCACTATACTGCTTTCTGTGACATCTATCTCATTGGCAAAATGATTTATGATCGCACTGCCTATAAGTGCAACTCCTGCAGCGATACCTGCCGCAAGATTTTGAGTTATAGCCATTTCGGCATTCATGGCCGTTGCCATAGCCTTGCCTTGTATCATTTGCAGAGTAAGCCCCTCAAAGGACTTTGTGACCGCAGACACCTTTGACACCGCAATGAATGTCACAATTGCCGCTGTTATGGATTTAAGGGCGTTGTGAACACCCTCTATAACACCCTCTATATTTTCTGCGTCAACGCCCATTTTCTCAAAAAGCTGACCAACTGCTGAATCAAATACCTTTGCCGTTTGAGATACAAAGCTCCTTGCAAGTCGCTTTACGTTATCGAAAAATGTTTCTGTCGAGCCTATCAGGTCATTGAAAGCTTTGTCAGCATCACCACCTGATGTAAGCACACCAAGAAAGTTCTTGGCGGCAGCTTTCATACTTGCAAAGGAGCCTGAAAAGGTGGTGCTTGCCTCTTTGGCTGTTGTGCCTGTGATATCAAGGTTTTGCTGAATTGTGTGGATAGCGTTGTAAACGTCGCTCAGGTTATCAATGTTGTATTCAACTCCGCTGAGCTTCTGAGCGTCCTGCAAAAGCCTTTCCATTTCAGACTTTGTGCCGCCATAGCCCAGCTTGAGGTTATCGAGCATTGTATAGTTCTGCTTTGCAAAACCTTGGTAAGCGTTTTGTATAGACTGCATATCCGAGCCGAATTTGTTGGCGTTGTCGGACATATCCACCATAGCAGTGTGGGCGACATTTGCAGCCTTTTGAGTGTCACCGCCAAGAGATGAAAGCAACGACGCAGAAAAGCTCGTGACGTTCTCCATATACTCGTTTGCACTTACTCCTGCGGTCTTGTAGGCATCCTGTGCGTTCTTCTTGACGATATCAGCGTGCTTTTTAAAGAGCGTTTCAACACCGCCAAGAGATTGTTCAAGTGCCGCACCCTCAGTGAATGCAGAGGTGACGACCTTGCTTATAGCCGCTCCCACACCTGCCGCCGCAACAGCTTTTTTGAGCTTTGAGGCAAAGGAGCTGCCTGTTTTGTCGCCTGCCTTGTCGCCCTCGTCGGGCAGGTCTTTGAACAGGTCTTTTATTCTGCCTGTTATGCCCTCTGAGATAGGTATTATCTGCACATATGCGTCCGCAAGCTTAGTTCCTTCCGCCATTACGTTTCACCTCCTATCAGTTCTTGCCTTGCTTTTTCAAATTCTTCGATACTTGTAAATCCTCGTATCTTGCTCTCACTGTCGCCTAAAAGCTTTGAAACAACAGTTTCGGGTATGTTCACACCTCTTGCACCGTCTTTCGTTTTAGCCCATTGCAGCCACGCAAGCTTGTCATATATCATTGCAGCAAGGAGCGTGTCAAGAGTGACCTTATCCCCCGAGAGCAGCATCTTGCATCGGCTGTCGGGACGCAGACCCATAAAAAACGCCGCCACTGAGGAAAGCGGCAGCGTTTTGTAGTCGTATATGTGATAGACCTCTGCGAGATCGCAGGCAAGCGACATCTCATCACGGCATATCATATGAGCAAGTCCGCAGACAGCCCTCAGGCGTTTTTTGTTTTGTCGCCCTCTGAGCCTTCGCCTTTCAGTATATCGGCGATCTCTGCAAGCATCTTGTTTCTTGACACTATTCCTGTGTCTATATCTCTGCAATGCTCTTTGAGGCTGTCGAGCTGTGCCTTGGAAAGGAGCTGTCTTGCCACCTTGATGACAGCGGCAGTGTCGCCCTCATCTATCGCCACAAGTGATTCAAGCAGCTCCCAGTTGTCAAGAGCCTTATCCTCTATCTCATAGTCAAAACCGCTTTTTGTGATACCTTTAAGCATATGATCTTCCTCCTGTTACTCAGATTTCAGGTGAATGTACTCATAGTGTGAGTTGCCCTTGCTGTCGTTGACGGCTGTCAGCGTGATGTTATAGCCCACTGCGTCAGTGTCTATATACTTGATCTCGCCCAGAGCCGTTACAGAGGCACAAGGGACTACAATACGCTTTAAAGCTCCGTCCTTGAGGATAAGCTCGAAAACATACACGCTCTCTTCGTCAGAGCCGCCGTTCACGGCAACTGTTATATCCTTGCCCTCAAGTGCAGTTGTGACGTTATCAGAGCCGTAGACAGTTTTGAGCACTTCCTCGTTGAGCGTTTCGATGAGCGTCAGCGTGAATGTGTCACTGCCTGCGTTGGTCATATTGAGCACTACATCTCCGCCCCAGGCTGCTACGTTGCTGTTTGAGCGGTCATTGCCGTTTGAAAGTCCGTCCTCTGAGCAATAGCCAAGGCACTTGAACTCCGCTGCAAGAGCCGATGTTGCGTCTGTCGGCAGCGTTGTGCCTTTAGGTGCACGATATACCGCACCGCCTATTTTAGGCTTGCCTGCGGTAACGTTGTTTGCATTATTGGTGTTTGCCATAGTTATCTCTCCTTTTAATCGTAAAATCGTATATCGAATACCGCCTGATAGCGGTATCGTTTTGTTTCTTCGTCGGTGTAATTATAATCGCTGTTCAGCTTGCAGGATATGACGTCATCAAGGGTCACAGCGTCACGCATAGCTGCCTTGACGGTGTGATTGAGCCTTGCCGCCTCGTAAAGGCTG